TCATCACCCATCGCTATCCCCCTTCTTCAAGGATCATCGTTTCCACATAGTCTTGATTGCTACTCATATTCATCCTCTGCACTGGCCGCAGTTTGTACCGCGCAAAATTTCAATGCCTGTGCATCATCTGCTTGTGACGGTGGATGATGTCGGCATTGGCAATTGCATACATCTTGGTCATCGTCTTGAACATGTCGGTACTTTGCACTTGTGGGATCAAGACGATATCCCCGTTGTCAATCAATTGCTGGAGGATCTTCTTAACCTTCTCGCGCGGTTGATATTCTTTCTTGAAGCATCGCAATCCACTCAATCGAGTCGCAAAATATGTGTACGGCATGACTCGTTTCTCAAACATCTCCTCGGTCATTCCGTATTTGCGATAAGGTTCGACCGACAAGGCTAATGCGTATTCAAAGATGATTCGAATTGCTTCATTGAACTGAGCGCCTTCCGCTGATACAGCGCCGACGATTCCTGTTGAAAATTCATTTGACATTTCTTCGATGTTTCTATTTACGAGTTGCTCTGCGTATTCCCAGTTTTGCAAAGATACTTTTGGTTTGTAGTAATTGTCTCCTACTGCAAGCAGACTCGCAAGTTTGATGACATTGAGATGTGCGCGATTCCAAAGCTGCCGCAAAATTGAATTTTTGGTCGCGTTAATTTTGTCATCGACCGCAATTTCAAATTCGTAAGATCGAGATTGGGCAGGTTCGTCCATTGGAATTGGAAAAACCTGATTTCGCTGATTCATTTGCGTGACATTGTTTACGAGATTTGAAAATCGTTTGACAAGATCAGGACTGGGGACGCATGTTGCTGCAAAATAATTAGATCGTGGTCGGCCTCCTTTGTAATTGACGATCAGCAATCGAGGCAGGAAACCCGATTCAATTGTTTCCTCGTTAATGTGATCGAGGAATGTCTGACTGGTTGATTGGCCGATGAATGAAAACGATGGCGAGCGAATGTCAGGAAAGTTTTTCTTCGAATCGCTGAATGCTTTTTTCGCAAACACATCAGACTTACCGCTCATCGAATAGAGTTGTAAAAGCATCGCGATGAATTCCTGGTCTGATCCACTCGCGCGAGGATTGGTCAATCGTTTCCACAAAGTTCCAAATTCATTCAAGACTGACAGGAAACAATTCGAATGCTCGGCCAGGTAACTAACGAGCGCCTGACCAGACGCAAAAGTTGCCGGTCCTTTAAACTGATCAATTGTGGGTGCAGTCATTTTGCAAGCATTGGTCAGTGAATCAATGCCTTTTCGCATTTCTTCCTTGCCAATTCCAGTGTCACCAAGGAATAGCAAATAGAGATTCAGACCGGCAAACGTGTTGGTGTTGTAACATCTGCCGCACAATCCTGCCATGATTCCCAAGGCACCTACAATCGCGACTTCAGGGATTGGTTTGTAGGAACGGTCGTAAATGTATCTCGCGATGTCTCCCGTTAATCCGCTCGGTAGTGAGTAGGTGGTATCGTTGATCGAAACAGGAATCTGTTTCGGTGTCGGTGGTGGAATAAAAATGGTTGGTTGAGGTTTAACTTCGATTACATGCTGACCATTTTGTTGTACGACTTCTTTATTTTGTTTGTCCAGCAGGAGCGAATTCATTTCCTGCTTGAGTTTGTCGAGGTTGACCAATTCAACTCGATTGTCAAAACCTCGGTTGAACATTCGACGCAGGTAGTCGTCTGACTTCTGCATTCTTGCCCAAACTTTGGGCCGCGCTCCAGCAACAGATGACATGAACATGCGTTTGCATTGTTCGAAATTATCTGAATAGAACGTAAGCAAATTCATCAGCGCAAAATCTGCTTCACTTGCAGAAGGGTAACCGAGTTTCTTCCATTCTCCGTTCCATAAATCGACAAACTTTTGACCATTTCGCGCAGCCGATGCGCGAGCGTAAATTTCCTGGTCTGTTTCTTTCGCGACATTTGATTCAACAACCTGACCATCCATTTTTGTGGTCTGATTCAGTTGCTCCCACAACAAATTCAATTTGCTGTGTTCCATCTGAATGGGAGTGTTGCGCCAAGGATTTCCGGTAACGGTCATGTATCGCGAATGCGAATAGATTTCGATCCAAGGAAGTTTGATTGCGCTCGGGACTGTCCCGCGCAAGATGATGTGCAATCCTTTACCGCTGGGAGAAGTCTCCGCATAGCTGCCGAAGTAAGATGCGATTGCGATTTGCTTGTCACGCAGAATCGGATCATCCACATCATCCAAATCAATGAATGTGTACGGATCGGTTTCATGCGTCACGTAACCGACCCCGTCCCATGCGTCCGCGACCGAGATCGCATTCACAAAAGATGTCCAGGTAGCAGGATTCGTTGACGACGCGAGTTCACCAGTGATTGCGTTGTACGGAGGTTTAGTTCCGTTCGTATATTTCCAAACAACCCACTGATCCCGCATCCTCAATTCGTGAGGAATATTTTCGGGAATGACCATTCCATTTTTTCATTCGGGTTTAGAGATCGAGAGGTTTATTCGACAAGTAGACGTACAATTGTTCGACCGTATTAACGCTGGGATCTTTGACCGATCCCGACGCGAATTTTGCCAACCAGCTACTTGAGATGCCGGTGGTTTCGGTAATCTGTTCAATGGTCAGATTGCGCGGTCGGGTAATCAGCAAATTGTGGGTATGCTCCAGCAGTCGTGGAGTCAGGTCAATTTTTGTAGCAGTTTTTGCCATAACTTGTTCCTTTCTTGGTTCGGACAACATACATTACCCTATCAGATTTGTAAATTGCAGAATTTTATTTATTTTTATTCAAATTAGCGTTGACACATGCCGAATAGTATGTAATGATGTGACCACGTTACTAATTTCTGTTCAAATCTTGCTTGAAGAAAGGGCAATCATGAACACCACGACTAAATCTGCTCCGACTACTAATTGGCCTCCAGTTCCTGCGCCTGCCGCAAAACCTGCTGCTCCTGCTCCTCTCACTCCTGCCGACCGTGACCGTCTGCTCGCTGATTGGCTTTTGGCAAAACAGACTCTCGATACTGCCAAGGAAACTGAGATGCAGTTGCGTCTTGAGTTGAATGAGCGATTGTTTGATCCGGGCAAAGTTGCTGGCACGATGAATCATGATCTCGGCAACGGGTACAAACTCAAGTGCGAGCGCAAGCAGTATTACAATCTCGCGAACAAGGATGTCCTAAAAGTTCGTGAACAACTTGCGCCTGATGTCGCGGAACGTATCTTCCGTGAGAAGTATGAATTGTCAATCAGCGAATTCAAACTGCTGAAGGAAAAAGCCTCGGACGGCGATGAGTTTGCCAAGCAGGAATTGCGATTGATCGAAGATATTCTGACTGTTACACCTGGTACTCCTTCGTTAACTTTGGTTGAGCCAAAGGCGAAGAAAGGCAGCAACGGTCATGTCTAAAGCAATCCAAGATGCGATTATCGTTTTGGCATTGCTTTCGTTTTTAATTACTGGATGTTAATTTGAGCGATAGTCGTTAACGCGACTATCGCATTTTTTGAAAAGGATTTTAAAATGCTAGTTTTGACCAGACGAGTCAATCAATCAATTAACATTGGTGATGATATTCAAATTACATTATGTTGGGTTGGTAAAGGTAAATATGCAAAGATTGGGATTCAAGCGCCACAGCAAGTGAAAATTTTGCGAACGGAACTTGATCCTGTTTTCAAACAATCTGATGTGCGTGCTTGCACAGATGACTCTCCTCCATTGAACAAATTTTTGAAAGACTGAGATGGAAATATTTTCGACGCAGGGGCTAGCTTGTTCCAAAACGATTCTTGCCTACGGTCCTACTGGATCTGGAAAAACGCGAATGGTCACAACTGCGCCAAATCCAATAGTGGCAAGTACAGATGCGGGATTGGTGTCCCTGCGTCGATTTAATATTCCCGCGACCAACATTACCTCCGCAGATGATTTCCGCAAATTTCTCGATTGGGCGAAGACATCCGCAGGGCAAGAATTTAAAACTTTGGCAATCGACGATTTATCTGAATTTGCTGACATTGTCTTGCGCGAGGAACTTGCGAAGACAAAACATGCTTTGCAAGCCTACGGCAAAATGGCAGAAATTGTCATGGCTTTTTGTCGCGAACTCCGCGATTGGAACACGGGACAATTCGTGTACATGATCGCTAAACTTGACAAAGTTTTGGACGCTACGACCGGAGGCATGATCTACGGTCCTATGTTTCCAGGCAGGGTGATCGCTCCGCATATTCCGTACTTGTTCGACGAACTTTACTTCGTCAATAGTAGCACTGATCCGCAGACCGGCGCGTTTCAGAACTCTGTACTTACTCGCCGGAACCCACAATACGAAGCTAAAACACGATCCGATACGCTGGCAGTTTATGAACCTGCGCACCTCCAGCATATTTTTACCAAAATCGCAGCAGGTTAATTTTCCCCAAGGTGAAATATGAATCAAGAACCAGGAATTTTCGATCCTACTCAATTTCCTCCTGCCACTGGGACTGTACCAGGGCTACCGATTTCGGACAGCAACGGTCATGTCGTGCAAATTGTGTCTAGTGAAATGGCGATGACTCGCGCTGGCGACGGCAGTTATCTCGCGTTGACAATGCAGATCCTTGAAGGTCCGCACAAAGGGCAAACAGGAGTTGAACGTCTTAATCTGGGTAATGCAAACCCACAAACGGTTGAGATCGCTGCGCGGCAATTGTCGGCTTACTGTGCGGTCTGTGGAGTCGCCCAAGCGTTCAACTATCAGAACAATTGTTCGATCCTCTACCACAAGCCTTTCCGCTGCATCGTCGGCCAACAGAAAGGCGATTCCGGTTACACCGAGGTTCGCGAAGTTCGATTCTTGGATGGTCGCAAGGCGAATCAAGGTGGCGCGACTCAAGCATCTGCGCCGCCGCAATTCCCTCAACCTACGATGCCGCAGCAAGCGCCGCAACAGCCGCAGCAATGGCAGCAACCTGGGTTTAATCAAGCCCCGCAACAGCCGCAACAGCCGCAACCGCAACAGCAGCAACCGCAGCAACCGTTGATGCAGCCTCCACAGCCACAGCAGGCAGCAATGCCTTGGAACCAGGCTCCCCCAAACGGATCATGAAGGGGAAATTCAGAGCAGGAAAGGCAGGGAATTCCTTCAACTATGCAATGCAAGGCTTGTCGCGGTTTTGGCCGCAACAGTAAAGGAGACAGGTGCCATCCATGTCAAGGAACTGGGTGGAAAGATGGAATTCCTTTTTGAGAATGGTTTCGTCGGTCCGACTGTGGTCAGTCTACAAGACATGATGCTCACTGGTAATTCATGTCCCATGCCAGATGCAGGTTCGAATCCTGCCCGACGAACTTTAACCGATTAAAAGACTTGAAACTCATCCAGCGCAAATTTTTACTTTTGGAGAATTGAAATGAAAATTTTTCTGACGATTGTGATCTTGTTGTCTGCTGTTTCTGTAACGAACGCGCAGCAATGGTACGCACAAGAATACAACCTGGACGTTGATTATGCGATGGCACTGTCAGGGTACACAAAGGTTCGACCGAGAGATCAGGTTCGATTCCAAAGTCCGATTTATCCTGACCTGTATTTCCAACCGACGTTTGTTTACCCACAGCAGCAGTACCAGATCCGGCAACCGCTTCAGCAACATCTGCATCTGCATTGGTGTCAGGAGTGCCGTCGCTGGCATTATTGATGCGCTTTAATGGACCGACTTTTTTTCGTCCCATTCAAAAATTTTTGCACATCCGTTTTTGACAATCAACTTTCTTCTCGTCGCGCTTTGACTCCATCAAGCATCGTCGGGCGATTGCGGAATTCAGTAACGATTCCGATGGGACGAAATTTTTATGAAGCATCAAGTTGTAAATCAAGACTGCCGCAAGTATTTGAAAGGTTTGTGGACGCCAAAATTTGATCTCATCATTGCCGATCCACCATTTAACATCGGCCAGAAGTATGCCACGTACATCGACGACATTGAGCATTTGGAATACAAGGAATTTTTGAAGGAATGGATCTGGTCTTGCTGGAATCACTTGAACCCTGGTTCTGCTTTGGTCTGCCACGGCAGCAACAAAGTTTGCAGGGAAATGACGGTCGCGATTGAACGACTTGGTTTGCTGGAACGTGTTGAACAGGAGATCATTTGGTCGTATCAATTTGGTCAGCATACCTACAACAAGTTCATTGAAACAAACTGCCGCGCGATAGTGCTGCGTCAGGCAGGTGAGCGGAAATGGAATGTTGAGAACGTGTTGACCCCATCGGTAAGGCTGAGGATGGGAGACAAGAGAGTAGAAAAAGCAAAGTTCAAAGGCATGATTCCCCATGGCACAGTTTGGGGTTTGAAAACCGAAGATTTGATTCCTTTGGAACCCCTTGAAAACGAACCTTACTGGGGACGAGTGCAGGGAAACAACAAAGAACGATGGGCGCATAGCCCGAACCAGTTACCGCTGGTTTATGTGGAGAGATTGATTGCTGCTTACTCAAATCCAGGTGATCTTGTTTTCGATCCATTTGGTGGCAGTGGGACAACGATAGTCGCGGCGAAGCGTTTACGAAGAAATGGTATTACAACAGAAATAGATGGTGAAACATGCTTGCAAATCCAGAAACGAATGGACGAGGCATGGGCGATTCGGATGTAAAAGATCCATATGGATTTTTTCTTGGTTGTGGTTGCTTTGTTGTCTGCTGCCTGATCGGATTGGCAATCGCATTTTTGATTTTCGCTTACGCTTGGAAGGTGATGCATGGAAGTTGAAAAACTGGAAAATATGCTTATGGTTTTTAATAAAAACCTTAGAGAGCTAACAAGTGCAATTGAGCATGTCGATGAGTTACTTGAGCCACTTGGACTACCTCCGGTTAAAGCAATGTCCATAGAGCAACGACTTAAAGTAGTTCATTTAATTATTGAACTTGGGAGTTAATGCAATGAGCAAAATTACAAGTTACGTTATTCTTGACGCACCATCACTCACCGATTTAATAACAAAGGTTAGTTCTCACATACAAAGAGAATGGCAACCAATTGGGGGAGTAACAGCAATCCGAGTAGGTCGTCGAGCAGATGGTCTTTACTGTTACAAATTTATGCAAGCAATCGTAACCTATTCGACGGATAAACAATGAATGAATTGAACCCCGAAGCGACAGGTAACTTCGACGATCACGAGTACCGCGCCAAGGTAGCGGAGACAATGCTCGTTGAGATTGACGAATTTTGCGATTTCTATTTCGATGGAGGTTGGCGAAACCATCTTGGCGGCTCGGTCATTGGCGAGCGATGTTCACGTAAAATCTGGTACGCATTCCGCTGGGCTAAGAAGGAGAATCCTGGCGAAGGATGTTCCCATACTCGTGGGCAAATGCGTCGTCTGCATCAGCGCGGGCATCGAGAGGAACCCTGGTTCTGGTTTTATCTTCGCGGGATCGGATGCGAAATTTATGACGTTGATCCGGCAACAGGTCAGCAATGGAAGTCGTCTGACTTCGATGATCACTTTGGTCTGTCTCTTGATTCAATCGGTCGTTTGCCTTCCAAGTTTGGCCTCGATGAAATGGTTTTGTTTGAGGCAAAGACTGCGAACGATGCGTCTTATCGGAAATTAGCCAAGGAAGGTTTAAGGCTAAATAAACCTCAGCACTGGGCGCAAATGTGCGTCGGTGGAGTCAAACGCGGGATCAATTACGGCGCTTACATCGTTGTCAATAAAAACAATGATCAAATCCATTTGGAGATTGTCAAACTTGACTTTGCCTATGGGCAGGAGTTGCTACGCAAAGCAAACGACATCATCTACAACCCGACTGATCTACCTCCAGTCAGGATCAGTATGAATCCCGCAGACTTCCAGTGTAAGTTCTGTTCGTTCAAAGACATTTGCCACTACAGCGATCCGGTCGATATCAATTGCCGCAGTTGCGTCCATGCCGCGCCCATTGCTGATGCAAAATGGGTTTGCAAGCATCATCAAAAAATCATTGGGGATAACCTGATTCAAATTGGATGTTCGGATCACAAGGGGATCTGATGAATCCTAATCAAGTAGAAAGATTGATTTCCGCGTTAGATCGTATTGCTGTTGCATTAGAATCTAACTCTGAAACCAAAACCAATCCAACATCTGATATTTTATTTCCTGTTCACAGATTAGGTTCGAGAGGGCAAGCGGTCTTTGATCGTTTGAAAACAGAATCCGTGTATAAATCAATTAGAGGGGATTACCCTTGGCCTATCACTTGTAAAAACGTAATGTTGATTGGATGTCGTCAAATTTCTCAAATTCGACATTGCGGTAAAACTACCTCCAATGAGATTGGATTTCTTCTGGAATCTTTAGGTTTCCCCAACTGGCGTCACTCATAATGTACCTGCGTCCCTACCAACAACAGGCAATAGAATCAATCTATTCCTATTTCCAAACGAAGCATGGTAATCCTGTGATCGCGATGCCCACAGGCACTGGGAAGTCGTTAGTGCAAGCCGGATTTCTGCAACGTGCTTTGGCAGATTGCAACTCGCAACGATTTATCTCCCTGACTCACGTCAAAGAATTGGTTCAGCAGAATGCAAAACAATTGCAAAATCTTTGGCCAATGGCACCCGTTGGAATTCATTCGGAGGGACTCAACCAGCGCGAGACAAATGCACCAATCATCTTCGGTGGCATTCAGTCTGCAATCAAAGATCCTGCCGCGTTCGGTTATCGGGATCTTATGTTCGTCGATGAGGCTCAGTTACTCAGCCCCAATGACAACTCGATGTACCAGCAGTTCATCGACGTAATGCTCCAACTCAATCCTCGATTCAAAGTTGTGGGTTTGACAGCTACCCCGTTTCGCATGGGTCAGGGAATGCTCACTGACTATCCTCTCAATGGTGGCACCAGGATCTTCACTGACATCTGTTTCGACATTACGGGAGTCGAAGCATTTACCAAACTGATTGATGACTGTTACCTTGCTCCGTTGGTCACAAAGCACATGAATTGTGAAATTGATGTATCGGACATTAAGGTTCAGGCAGGCGATTTTGTTCAGGCTCAAGTGGCTGAGGCAATTCGCAAGCAGCACATCATTGATTCAGCGTTGGCCGAGACAATGGAAGTCGCCAAGAATCGGCATTGCTGGTTGGTGTTCGCGGCAGGGATCAAGAACACGTTGGAAATTACTGAGAAGTTAATCGCTCGCGGAATCAATACGACGTGCATTCATTCCAACGCTAAAGGCTATCCAAAAATCACGAGTGAGGAACGAGACAAACGAATTGAATCGTTCAAGGCTGGTCGGTTTCGTGCATTGGTCGTCAACAACATTGGTACGGTCGGATTCGATCATCCTTTGATTGATTGCATTGTGGATCTGCGGCCAACAACCTCGGTTGTGTTTCATATCCAGAAGTATGGGCGAGGTACTCGTCCGGCATTCCATCCGTCGTTTGACTGGGATCAACTGAGGCATCTGGAGTATCGCAAACAGGCAATCGAGATGTCACAGAAACACAATTGCATGGTGCTTGATTATGCTGGCAATATTGGTCGTCTTGGACCGATCAATGATCCACAGATCCCAAAGGGCAGGAAGAAGGGGAACGGGGATGTACCCGTCAAGATTTGCCCCATGTGCGGCACCTACAACTACACTCCTGCTCGGTTCTGTTGCGACGAAGATTGTAATTACGAATTCATTTTTAAGACCAAGCTGGAGCGACAGGCATCGACCGAAGAAGTTATCAGGCGAATTGAAGATCCTCAGATAGATACCTGGCCGGTCACTTTGCGAACGTACAACATTCACAAGAAGGCAGGGAAACCGGACTCACTTCGAGTTAATTACTTTTCCGGTCACATGATGTTTCCGGTCTGGTTGGGATTTGAACACAAAGGATTGATGCGTAAACGCGCTGTCGATTGGTGGAGGCAACATAGCCCTGATGATCCTCCCAAGACCGCGCAGGAAGCATTGGAAAGGTTTGATGAATGCCGACAGACCAATCGAATTAAAGTATTGTCAAACGGCAAGTACCCTGAGATTTTGGAGTTTCAATTCTGATGACAAAGGCCGACCGTAACCTACCGAAAAATGCGCTTTAATAGACCGAGTTTTTTTCATGCTAATCCAAGGCCTGCGCTCCGAGTTCCGACTCGCGCCGCCAACTCCGCAAGCGGTTTACTTCTTTGACGAGCAGACATTGTACGAGCAATATGGCGGAACATTCCTGTTCGACATTGAAGTTTACCGCAACTTTTTTTTCGCTGGATTCAAGTGCTATAACACTGGTTACGTTGTCACGCTGGAGCGATCTGAATTCACCGACTTCAATCCGGCAATGCTGAAATGGATCTTGGATTCAATTCGCCTTGTCGGTTTCAATTCCCTGACCTACGACATGCCAATCTTGTGGGCAGCGCTTGCCGGTTATCCTTGCGACAAACTCAAAGCAGTTTCAGATTTTATCATCAAAGGTAATCATCGACCGTGGCAAGTTGAACGCGAGTTTGATTTCAAGATGGGTTATTCCAATCACATTGATTTGTTCTCGGTCGCTCCAGGTTCACCACAGTCAACGTCGCTCAAACAATACATGGCTAGACTCGGTGCGCCTTACCTTCAGGATCTTCCATACCATCACAATGCCACGTTAACCAAAGATGAGATGGAAGTCGTCAAGACCTACAACATCAACGATCTGGATGGTACAGGTTTCCTTTTGAAGAAACTGGAAAAACCAATTGAGTTGCGCGAGAGGTTGGGGCTTCGATACGAGATTGACCTACGATCAAAATCAGACGCACAAATTGCCGAGGCTGTGATTGCCCACGAGATTGAATCGAGACAAGGAAAAGTTCCTCGGTCGCCCAAGATTGCAGAGGGGACAGAGATCACATACAAGCCACCGAAATGGGTCAAATTCTACACTCCGGTCTTGCAGAATCTGCTGTGGACTTTGTGTTCAATCAAGATGATCGTTGATGAGAACGGGCAGGTTCAATTTCCTGATCCTTACAAGAAAATCCAGATCCATATCGGGCAAACAAAATACACTATTGGTCGCGGTGGTCTGCATTCGTGCGAACAGTCAACCGCGCATCAGGCCGACGACGAAACTATGCTGATCGACCGCGATGTTGCCAGCTACTATCCTTGCATCATTTTAAACCAGGGTTGGTATCCAGAACACATCGGTCCTGACTTCTTGGAGGTTTATCGGGAACTATACGAATCCCGTATTCAAGCTAAAGATGCCAAGGATAAGGTAACCAGCGATTCACTCAAGATTGTTATCAATGGAACCTTTGGTAAGACCAGCAACAAGTACAGTTGCATCTACGCTCCATGGTTGCTGATCCACATCACCCTGACCGGCCAACTGGCATTACTCATGCTTATTGAAATGTTGGAATGGATAGGGATTCCAGTTATCTCAGCCAATACAGATGGGGTGGTCACCAGAGTCCCAAATTCGCGATATGACGACTACTTGCAGGTTTGCATGGATTGGGAACGAATTACGGGGTTTGAGACAGAGGAGACGCGATACGCATCCTTGTGGGCAGAGAACGTCAATTCCTACATTGCAATTAAAACGGACGGAGAAATCAAAGCCAAAGGTCCGATGATTTCACCGCTCGCGCTCAAGCCTGACAGTAGGGAATGGATGACATCCAATCCAACAGGAGATATTGTGCTGGTCGCGGTTAAGAAATTTCTGCGGGATCGGATGCCGGTTGAAAAGACTATTCGTGCTTGTAAAGACATTCGACAGTTCCTGTTTGTTCGCAAAGTCAAAGGAGGCGCGGTTAAGGATGGGGTCTACCTCGGTCGTGTCGTTCGCTGGTACATGCGTCAGCACGAGTACGGTTCGATCAATTACGCCACGAGTGGTAACACGGTTTCGGATTCAACAGGTGGAATGCCTCTGATGGAAATACCTCAAGAGATACCCACAGATATTGATTACGATTGGTACATACGGAAGGCCGACAAGATTTTAAATCTCATTGGTTACTACGGTAATCCCGAAAAACAATTGGATCTGTTTAAGTATCAGGGAAATTGATTTCAATTTCACCCAGGGTAAAAGTGTTTCCAGTTGTCACAGCCGCAGTTGAAGTCAAAGCTCCCCATGCCAACAATCTTGTGTTGGTTACATCAACAAGAGCGAAATGGGAAGCAACCCCAGTTGATGTGACGTTACCGTCAGTAATAGCAGAGACAACTGACGATCTTCCGCTTACTGTACCATCGGTGGGCGCACTTACAGTTGGAGAAACTTTGTTACCAAGAGAATAGGTGGTTTTAGCTTCTGTATAAGTCGTGGGTGCTTGAGAACAAATGTGCAGTTCTTCAGTCTCGGTTTGCAGAACTCCTAAACCATTGTCGCGGATGTAATCGTTAAGATCATCATTATCAGAAGCCGATGGGTTGGAAGCTAAACTCAATAATACGTTTCCTCCCAAATCATCACCAGCGGAAGTATTGGTTAAATCAAAGTCCCATATTTGTTGAGCCGTTAAACCACCCCCACCATCAGAAATTGCTTGTAATGAATCAGTTGTGCGGTCGTAGGCCGCAGTTCCGTCGTCCGCAATCTGGTCTAACACTGATCCAGCCGCAACATCCGCTGCCCAGCTTGTTGGCAATGCTGAACTAATCAAATGGTCTAGGCCATACGTTTGAAATAGCGTGCCGGTCGCATCGTGTTTGGTGTCTTGTGCTGTGTCCAAACCGTCCAGCGTCGTAATCGTCCCTAGCAAAGTGTTTATTCCGCCCGTAACTGATGTGATTGTTCCTGCCGTAATGTTGGTTGGTGTCGCCCAATCGTTGCCGCTGCCGCCAAGGTCAGTCAGCCCGATACCCGCTACCCCGATTGTGGTTGCGATTGCATCGACTGCGGTATCGGTGGTGCTGATCGGAGCGTCCAGGTTCGTCGCAACAATCGAACCAAATACTGTTGCCGAATCCCAGACAGCACCCGATTCGATTTGCCACACATCATTAGCTGAATGCGTTGACGCACCGTAATCCGTTAAGGCCGTATCGCATTGAGTGTTAATAGCAGCGAGTGCGGTTGCATTCCAGCTTGTCGCTCCACCTGATTGTGGTATCGAAGTAATGTTTACGCCATACGAACCAATAGCTGCATGTCCAGCAGTTGGTTCAT